TTTGGTCTTCTTCATGTTAGCAGATAAAGGATAAGAAATTCTCGAATTCTCAAGTCTTACTTTGGCAGGCATAGGGGTGATGTTTCGTGGGTCGCCAGGCTTCATGGCCGCTTCCTGTTTCTGGAAGGACTTTGTGATTTTGCCTGTGATACTAGTGAGCTTGAGCCACATCCATGGTAGGATGTCCAATGCTTCGTCATTGCTGACGATTTGGATTTGGCGTGTTTGGCGTTCAAGAACTTCATCATATCCAGTAATACGGGTTGGTTTTACCTCCTGCGTGTATTGTGTAAGAAATTCAGTGATAAGACACTGTTGTTTCTTAGTAATAGGTGGCAGAGTAGGTTTGACATCTGTAATACGGGTTTTGATGGAGTGGGCTGTATTGCCCTTACTCTTTGCAGCTATCCAAGTAGCTCCTCTAGTACAACCTTTGAAATATTCGTCGTGTGCTGGCTTGAAATCGTCAGCCACTTCATAATCATCGGGTTTGAAAGTATAGTGAGTAGTCGAAGGGTGTCTTACGTAATCAAGACATTGTCGATGTTTAGTTGCATACGTGACAGCAAGTACGGCGATTGAGACCTCGAGCGGGTCCCATTTCTTATCACCGCCGTATTGTTGGTTAAATTGTGATGCAGTCATCATTTTCTTTCTATTCGCGTTCCAAGTTTTAATAATCGAGTATGCCTTGTGGTCCACGAGTACTGAATCATGAGTTCCAGCTAACGTGTAGGAATATACAACCTGTTTAGTAACAGGTTCTATATAGAAAAAGGCGCAGATCGTGTTTCCGTTAGGTGATAGGACGGATGGTGGGATGGTTACAATCTCAGGTTCGAGTCGGACTGGCAGATACTTTCTTATGTCCTTATACATCCAGAGGGTCTTTAGAAGCCCGAAACGAGCTGTTGGTCTTAAGATCCAGATGGTACGGCTTTGGCCGCAAGGAATGTGAAAGCATTGATGCAATCCTGATTCGAGTTGGAGAAATTTATATCCAGCAAGAATCATGATCGTTGTCATCACACCGATAACGACGACGGCGCAGATGAGAACGTTAGATTCGACTGGGCAATCAATAAGACTGGGATACTGAATAGGTCTGAATACAATTATTGGGTAAATCAGATTGTTCAGTGAGGTCTTGCTGAAAGGTATAACCAGGGTTCCATAAGCACTGCTTTTAAAGATGAAATCTTCAACG